CGCTCGTTGTACCAGGTGACCACGTATTTCTGCCGCCTGGGCGCCATCGAGTTCGTGTACCCGGAAACCGTCCAGTACGCGGACGGCATCTAACCCAGGGTCTGACGTTCACAGAGTCCCCCGCTCGCGGCGGGGGACTTCGGTGAGCGCCCGGCACCAGGTGCTCGTCAACAGAGGACGGCAACTCATGGCTACGATTTCACCGCGTAATATCGCGCTCCGCTTCAACCCCGCTGAGATGAAGAAGTACGGGGTGAGTGGCACGGAGGCTCACATCAAGGCCGGCTCGGTCATTCCGGAGAACCTGGAGGATCACCCCTACGTTCTGGCCGTCCTGAAGGACGCAGGGCGGCCGAAGTTCAACACGGAGGCCCGCGTTCCGAACCCGAAGGAGCCCACCAAGGCTGACGCACCGCCGGCAGCGCTGACCGAGGAGGACCTCAACAAACTCACGTACGAGGACCTCAAGGCCCTGTACGCAGAGCGGAAGGGTGAACCGATCAAAGCCAACACGGCCAAGAAGGATATCATTGCCGCGCTTCTGGAGACGCCTCCCGCGAAGTAGAGTGGGGGGGACACGAGCAAGGAGACGGGACCATGATCAAAACGCTAGCCGATTTGAACGCGCGCAACCGCGAGTTCTACCCGTCTCCTCCGCTCTTACGCCGGACGGCGGACGGAACGGCGTACGATCTTCGCCCCTCGCAGGATGCTGCGGCCGAGCCCGACCAGAAGAGTGTTTCGACCACTAACAGAAAATGACCGTCTCGCCCACCCAGTTCCGGTCTGACTTCTCCGCGTTTAGCGACACGGTGAAGTACCCCGACGCTACTGTTCAGTTCTGGCTAAACCTCGGGTACAAGCTGCTGCGCAGCGACCGCTGGGTAGATATGCTCGACACGGGCGTGGAGTTGTACGCGGCTCATAACCTCGTGCTGGAGGCTCAGGCTAATGCCTCAGCCGCAGCCGGGAGCCCTCCAGGACAGATGACCGGTCCGGTGAATAACAAGTCCGTGGGTCCTGCCTCCATAGGCTTCGACACTACCTCCGCAGCCGAGGAGGGGAAGGGAAACTGGAACCTAACGACGTACGGGTCCCGGTTCGCTCAGCTAGTCAACATCGTTGGGGCCGGTCCGGTCCAGGTGAGCTGCTGATGGCCCGCTCTGGCGCAGTCATGACGTTGGACCGAGCAGCAAAAGTTGCTGAGGGCATCCGCACCTTGGCCACTCAGCGCGTTATGGTGGGTATCCCCGGGGAGAACGCAGACCGGCAAGGTGACGGCGACATAACCAACGCGGCGCTCGGCTACATTCACGAGAACGGCGCACCCGAGGTTGGCATCCCGGCTCGACCCTTCTTGGTCCCAGGGGTTAAGCGAGCCCAGGAGGGTATCGTAGCCGGTCTCCGAGCCGCAGGGCAGGCCGCCCTGGACGGCAATCCATCTGGGGTCGAGCGTCAGCTGCACATAGTGGGTCTGAAGGCATCCGGATCGGTCAAGAACGTCCTTAATGAGGGTGTCCCCCCGCCCCTGGCCGATTCGACCATCCGCAGCCGACACACGAGTCGAGGCACTAAGAGCATGCGCGCCGGAGAGAAGGCCGAGCTGGCCAACCGAGCCGCCGGGGGTAGCCCGGGTATCGGACTAGTGAAACCACTCGTCAATACGGGTCAGTTGCGCAACGCGGTCACCTACGTCATCCGTTCTCTCTCCCAGTTATCCTCTTCGCTAAGAGGAAGGTTCTAGGTGTCTAGCCTAGACGTAAGCGACCTCCTATCCGACCCGGATGTAGCTGGGGTAGGGTTTAGTGTTATCCGACGCAAGGAAACCGTAGGTAACAACGGACGACCCACCCTGACCACGACCCAAACGGATAACTTGAGTGGTGCCGTGTACCCGAGCGGAGATAACTCACTCACGCGTGAGGAAGCATTTTCTACGCAGACCAACTCCATCACCGTGGTCACCAAGTTCCGATTGCGCGGAGCCGGGAAGGACGCCAATGGGGATACCTACCAGCCCGACATAGTCCTCTACGCGGGAGACCACTTCCTCGTCCGGGTTGTGAACGACTTCACCAAGTTTGGTGCCGGCTTCGTGGAGGCCGAGTGCGTTGGAACTGACTACCAGTCAACGGCTCCGGCCTAATGCCCAATAACTCGTCCACAGGCGGCTATCTCTTCCCCTCCGGCAATCCGCCGGAAGGGGCAGCGCTTATGGACCTCATCCAGACTTGGCTGGTAAACCTTTCGGGGCTGACCGGCGATAAGGTACGCCCTGTTTGGCAATCAGAGCCGCCCAACATACCCGTGGAGGGGACCTGCTGGGCCGCCTTCCGGGTAGGTCCCCGAGAGAGCGATGCCTACCCCTATCAAAAGCACGACCCGGCCGCGAGCGCCGGAGCGGGCGTAGATGAGATGCACCGACACGAGACCCTCCCTCTCCTGGTGAGTGTTTACGACACCGGAGTGACCGGGCAGGCCGACAACACCGCCGCACTTATCCGAGACAACGCAGTCGTCCCGCAAAATTTAGAGGTGCTCACACTAGCCGGCATGGGCCTCGTATCAACCGGCAACATCACTCCGGTCCCCTCGCTCCTGAAAGAGCGCTGGCTATACCGAGTGGATGTGGAAATAAAACTACGACGGGTCATCACCCGGCAGTACCCTGTGGAGAATGTCGATTCTGCGCAGGCGACCCTCTACACTGACACCGGGCTCCCCCCGGTTCCGATCAACGTTCAACCTCCCGCATGAGGAGCTAAACTATGTCCACGGGCCTGCCCGTCTCCCGCCTCGTCAACGTCAGCGTTGCCCTCACTCCGCTCGGAGCGCAGGTTGCCAACTTCAATTCGCTCCTAATCGTGGGCGATACCAACATCATTAACGTGAAAGAGCGCCTGCGCTCGTACAGCTCGCTCTCCGCGGTCTCTGCGGACGGGTTCGGGAATACCACTCCGGAATACCTGGCGGCTCAGAACTTCTTTTCCCAGGTCCCGGCCCCCACGCAACTGTACCTCGGCCGCTGGGCCCAGTCGGCTACTGCCGGCCTCCTTATCGGCGGCAATCTCACGGTAGCTGAGCAGGCCATGAGCGTGTGGAACGCTATCAATAACGGGTCGTTCAAGATCGCGGTGGACGGGGAGGCAGCGACCGCTGTGACTGGGTTGGACTTCTCGGCCGCGGCCAACTTGAACGCGGTGGCCGCGGATATTCAGGCCGGCGTCCGTGCCCTGGCCGGCTCGTTCGCCAACGTCAGCTGCGTCTGGACGGGGGCTCACTTCCTATTCCGATGCGGGACGACTGGCCCGGCCTCCGCGGTCGCGGCCCTTATAACTGATGTGGCTGTGGGCACGGACATCTCCGCTCTCCTCCTCTGCACCACCAGTACGCTCGCCTCTCTGGTCGCGGGTATCGCGGCCGAGACCGCGCTCCAGGCGGTCCAAGCGCTGGACGCGCTGTCCACGCAGTGGTACGCGCTCATGTTCGCCTCGGTCCACATTGTGGACGCGGATCACCTCGCCATCGCGGCTTACGTGGAGGCCGATGCCGGCAACCCGCACGTCTACGGCCTGACCACCAGCGAGGCGGCAGCGCTCACCGGGAACGACTCCACCAGTATCGGGTACCAGTTGAAACAGCTCGGGTACAACCGGACGCTGTATCAGTTCAGCTCCTCCAGTCCCTACGCTGTAGCCTCTCTCTTCGGACGCGGCGTCACCGTGGATTTCAGCGGTAACAACACGGTCATCACTTTCGCCTTCAAGAACGAGCCCGGCGTCACGGCGGAGAACCTCACAGCTTCTCAGGCGGATGCGCTGGACAAGAACAACTACAACTACTTTGCGGCCTTCGACAATAATACCTCAATCATCGTCAACGGCAAGATGGCGAGCGGGGTGTTCACGGACGAAATTTGGGACGTGGACTGGCTCGCCAACTCGGTCCAGACGGCGATGTACAACGCGCTGTACACCTCACCCACCAAGATACCGCAGACCGACGCGGGCATGCACATCCTGGCTACGGCAGCGGCCGGAGCGCTCCAGCAGGGCGTGGCTAACGGAACCCTGGGGCCAGGCGTGTGGAACGCGGCCGGGTTCGGAACCCTGGCGCAAGGGGACTGGCTGTCCGCCGGCTATTACATTTTCCAGCCGCCCGTCGCCACTCAGAGCCCGACCGACCGAACAGCACGCAAGTCGGTGCTATTCCAGATTGCGGCGAAGCTGGCGATCGCAGTCCAAAGCGCAAACGTCGTGATCAATGTGAACCCGTAAGGACAGGACACGAGCTATGCCCAACACGTACAGTTTCCTCAGCGTTCAGGCCACGCTCTCCGGCCCGGGCGGTAATATCTCTATCGGCTCGACCTCGGGAGCCGCCAAGGAGGGCATCACGACCTCTATGCTGGAGGATAAGGACCTGGCCACGATTGGGGCTGACGGGTCCATAATGCATTCGCTGCGGGCGGGTAACGCGGCGCGCGTCAGCGTGCGCCTGCTCAAGACCTCCCCCGTCAATAAGCAGCTCAGCCAGCTGTATAACTTCCAGCGCCAGAACCCG